CCTGGTAACCCAAAAGCAGATTTTGCCTTTACAAGGCAGGGAGAACCTATGGCCTATATATCTCATAAATCGGGCGACAGTGCTAAAAGCATAATACATTACGGAGGTGTTACTGAATTAAAAGGTGACTTATCTGAGATTGATTTGTTTATTCTAGCAGTAAAAAAGAGAGTGGTTGATTTTACTAGTATAGGCGTTGAATATACGGCTCCTCTCCTGAATCAATATCTTGCACAGCAAGCTATGTATGGAATTGATTTTAGCCCGTCTAATTACGGAATTAATAATGTTCATGCAGTAGTACAAGGAAATGATTTAATTCTACAAAAAGTAGAGCAAGAAAATACCTACAGCCTATCCTATAATCACGCACTGTTTCCTCCTGAAGTGCCAACCGGAGAATATACTCCAGTCCTCAATGCAAGGTATGCAAAAGATCGTAATCAATTTGGTATAGGACATTGCAGAGTTTATGTTGTACCGGAAGGAGCTAGGTTAGCTGCAGTAAGCCCGTTTACCTAGGGTTGCTATTTATTATTATGATAAAGCTAATTGATCTCCTTGAAATTGAAGTGCAGCCTGGGGAAAGGTCTAAGATGAAGAATTTTCTTTATAGAGGAACTAAAACTCAAATTGCTCAGATGTCTGAGTATAGTGATGAGTTTATAATGGAGCCTTACGATGATCAGGGAAGTACTACATACTCTAAAATGAAAGGTGTAATTGAAAGTGGAATGCTTCAAACAGATCATCCTGAAAATAAAGAGAGAACTGTTGGTTGGGATTGGGATGAACCCAATACCTTGGAGGAGGACTTAGAGAAGATTAAACAATCTTTGTTGGGTAGAGAGATGCAAACCTTACAGGATGTTAAGAAAATAATAGCAAGATTAAAGGCAAGGGGTTTTGCTCTTCCGGAAATTTATGAGTATATTACAGAGTACTTAGAAGGACTTGATGAAGGGGTTGGATATGCTATGATAACAAAACCTGCAGTTTCTGGGGGTCTCACTCAAAAGACTAAATAAAATATCTCTCCAGTTGTTGGAAATGTGGAAAAAAAGCTGGATGTTCTTTATATAATTACATTTATATACTTTTAAGTATTTAAAAAGAAAGAAAGTAGAAAAGAAATAAATAATAAAAGATGAAAAATATAACAATAGCAGCACTAGAGGGCTGTACACTATGTTCCGCTTTGATAGAGGAATTAAAAGTAAGAGGAGTTATATTTAACGTAGTGTATGCTGAGCAGGATCCAAGTCTATGTGATTCAATAGAAGCATTAGTACAAACTAATCATTATCCTATAGTGATTATTAAAAGAGAAGATAAAATAGATGCTTACTACGTTACTAGCCGTTCAACTGAGCTAGGTACTCGTTATTTACCCTCTGAGGTTACTGTTCATGCATTTGCCTCTGTTCATAGCCTTTTATCAGCCATTTAAACATTAAAATAAACAATATGCGTTACAAACAACTAGTTACAAATAAGCTAGACCAATTACAAAACTCGTTATTACAACTTCAGTCAATATTAGGTCAGGGCAGACCTCGTCATGAATTTGAAGAGTGGTTAGAGAAGTACAAAGAGAAGATTGACGAAATTCAAACTCTTGTAAATTCAGAGAATGGATAGTTAGCAACTTTACTGTTGCTTTCTTCATTTTAATTCAGTAAGTTATATTAAAACAAGTTATATATGCTAACAGCAGAACAAATTAAAACAAACCTAGACAAGTTCTATTCGATAATCGAAGAACACATTGCAGAGCCTAGGAAGACACAATTGCTAGACCTTTACAAGAGTAAAGAAGAAATCCTAACACTAGCCCCAGCCTCCTCTAAGGCCTCTTTCCACAATTCCTTTCCAGGCGGTTATGTTGATCACGTTAATAGAGTAGTTGACATTGCAATAACCATGAGTGATTTATGGAATCAGCACGGAGCCAATACAGATACCTTCTCAACGGAGGAACTAGTGTTTGCAGCACTTAACCATGATTTAGGAAAGCTTGGGCTTGATGATGAGCCGAGGTATGTACCGAATGATTCAGACTGGCATGTGAAGAATCAGGGAGCTAATTACAAACCAAACACAAAACTACCATTCCTACCAGTACAAGATAATTCGTTATTCATTCTACAATCAGCAGGAATTGCTTTAACGTTAAACGAGTATATAGCGATCAAAACGCACGATGGCTTGTATGATGATGGAAATAAAGCCTACTTAATATCAGGTCAAAATGAATCTAAGTTAAGAAGTGCTTTACCTTTAATTTTACACCAAGCAGATATGATGGCTTCGAGAGTTGAGTGGGAGAAGGAGTGGTTGGACAAGATAGGACAAGCTCCAAAGGCAAAAGAAGTAAAACCTGCAACTGCATCTCAACATAAGCTGCAGACTGAGACTAGGCAATTAAAAGCTATTGGCAATAAAGCTAATGCTAGTTTATTAAGCGCATTAAAAGGTATTTAATATGATTGGACTTATATTATGGGGATTGAGTATAGTAGCTTATGTTATTTATAATCTATATACTAAAAACAGCAAATTAGAGACTATCGTACTACAACAATCCACTGTACTTGACAATATACAGGGTCTTATTAATCAATCTGATAAAGCATTAAAAGAGCTCGATTCTAAAATTTGGTTAGAAGGAGATAAGGAGCTAATGCCAATATTTGAAAACTTAAAAGCGATTCAAGAATCGTTAAATGACTACAGAGCGAAATAGATGACTACAACAGAATTATTTAAAGAAGATACAGGAATAGGATTTACTAAAGACGGTAAACCTAGAAAGAGAAGACCCAAGAAATCAATAGAATACTTTACCTTAGATACTCAAGCTGCAATAATTGCCTATCAAACTGAAACTGATCCGATTAGTCGCAATAAGCTTTTTAATGATCGAATCTACCATGCATTCTACAAATTAGCTGAAAACATTATTCACACCTTCAAATTTTACTATACGGAGGTGGATACAATGGAAGAGCTTAAGCATGAGGTTATTGCTTTTTTATTAGAGAAGCTTCATTTGTATGATGAGACTAAAGGAAAAGCTTACTCTTACTTTGGAACTATTGCGAAAAGGTATTTGATTGTTTATAACAACGCAAACTATAAAAGACTAAAAGATAGAGCAGCTGTTGAGGAAGTTGATGAAGATAAGGTAATTCTTAATACACTGATGCTGGAGCAATCGAAAGAACTTGAAACCAATAGTTTTGTTGATATCTATGTTAAGTTTGTAGATGAAAACCTTCTCGAGCTTTTTCCAAAAGCACAAGAGGCTAGAGTTGGGGATGCAGTATTAGAGCTTTTCAAAAAGAGAGACAATATAGATGTTTTCAACAAAAAGATGCTCTTCATTTATATTAGAGAAATTACCGATGCACCTACTCCAGTAATCACTAAAGTAATCAAGATCCTAAAGAAAATATACCAAGAAATGCTTAATACCTACTTAGAAGAGGGAGTCGAGTTTGACATTTTCACTCCTTAGTCTATTTATTTAAAAAGTATTATGGATTTAAACTTTGAAATATACGAAGGAAAGACCTACAGCGATTTACTAAAAGATATTGTTAAGAACCACAAAGCAAAGCAATCTAAGATAAAAATCCTAATCGAGCAGTTAACTGAGATGGTTAGTGAGCCTGGAGATGCTGTAGTTGTGGTTCCTCTCATTAAAGGGTATCTTGATTCTGACATTAAGAATGACGAAGCCCTTGTGAAAGTTGCTCAATTGACTCAAAAAATCGTAGCTCCTGCTGGATCCGATGCCTCAGGCTTCAGTGATAAGGATTTAGAGCTACTATTTGCAGACGTTCAAACAAGCGTTACAGTTCAAGAAGTACCTAAACAACTACCAAACCTAGAGACTAGTGTCGCAGCAGTTTAATCAAACATATACCCAACAACTTGCAAGTACCGATAATAAAGGAAAGGCAACAGTACCAGGATCTATTCTCCTTGGTAGGGTTATTCATGTTGTTAGAGGCTCTTACCTAAGTGATGGAGTCACTCCGGATCAGTATTATGAAGGTTTCACAAGCATAGGAGCTGTCGTATATCAACTGATAAACACTAACCAAGATAGAACAGCTCAGTCAAGCGGTAATCCAATAGCAAGACCACTTACAAACTGTTTAATACAGTATCCAATACCAGGAGAGATAGTTTACCTTGTAGCAGGTCCGAGCAGGAAGCAGAATGATGCAAGAAATAGTAAAGACTATTATTACTTACCTGCTTTTAGTGTTTGGAATAGTCCACACCACAATGCTATGCCCGATCTTGGAGATGTCGCAGCAACAACAAACACTGCAGACTCCAGTTATCAGCAATCAAGCACTTCAGGGCATACAAACAATGTAGGAGCACCAACAAAGGACCAATATGTGCT